CTGGTCCAGGACGAGGACGTGGCCGACATGACGGAGGCTGTCTCGGATTATCTGATGGGCACGGGGATCGGATGACGATCAAGGATGAAATGCGCCGGCCGCCCTACTATATCCGGAACATCTTCGATGAAGATGAGATCGAGCGGTTCTGCATCATGACGGTGGACGGGGTATTGAGTGATTCGGCTGCGGTCGCGGAGATCCGGAGGCGGAAGACAGCCAGGCGGAACGGGCCGGAAACCGGGGTGATCGAGATGGATTCGAACACGGATTGAGGGGGTTGGGTTATGCAGTTTACAGGATTTGACGATTGGATTGAGATTTTTCGGGGCGGGGTACAGCGGGATTCGACCGGTGCCGAACACGACGGAGACGAGTTGATCGCTGCTGCCGTGGCCGGGTTTGACCCGAAGTTCCACGAACCCCCGGTGGTGGTCGGACACCCCACGGCAAACGGCCCGGCCTATGGCTGGGTGGCGGCGTTGAAGAGCGAGACGGCCGGCGGCGTAAGGGTGTTACTGGCCAAGATCAAGGACGTGGTCCCGGAGTTCGCGGACCTCGTGAAACGGAATGTTTACAAGAAGCGATCCGCGGCATTCTACCCGGACGGCCGCTTGCGCCATGTGGGGTTTTTAGGCGCCGCGCCGCCTGCGGTGAAAGGCCTTGCGGATCTCAACTTCAATGACGAGGGGGGTGAGTCCACCACCTTCGAATACCAGGAGGTGCCAGCAATGGCGACATTTACTCAGGAGGATTTGGACGCCCGCCTCGCCTTGCAAAAGCAGGAATTGGAGCGGGAAGCGCAGGCCCGGGAGGCGCGGTTCGCCGAGGACGCCAAGGTGGCCGAGGCAAAGGCGGCCGAGGCGGCAAGGGCTGCGGCGGCGGCGGAGTTTGCCGAAAAGGAGCGCCGGATGCAGCAAGAGGCCCGGAATAAGGACATCCGGGCCTTTTGTGACGAGATGGTCAAGGAGGGGCGCGTGATCCCGGCATGGATCAAGTCCGGGCTCTGCACGTTTATGGACGCCCTTGACGCGGAGGCCGGCATCGTCTTTTCCGAGAAGGGCAACAAGGAGACCGGGCTCGATTTTTTCAAACGGTTCTTGAAGGGGCTCCCCAAGCAGGTTGAATTCGGGGAGATCGCCACCCGGGATAAGGACGTTTCCGGCGGGGACGCCGGGGAGAAGCTGGGCGCGATCGTCCGGGAAATCCAGGAACAGAAGCAAATCAGCTACGGCGCCGCCTTCTCCGAGGCCCAGCGCCGCCACCCGGACCTTGCGGCCGAATACGCCGCTGAACTGAAATAAGGGGGAATCATGGCAACGGAAAACGGAATTCTCGATTTGAGTTTCGAGGCTGGGGAGGATCTCAGCGACGATCAATACCGGATCGTCCGGCTGGCGTCCGGCAAGGTCTACCGGCCGGACAACGCGACCGACCACCCCCTGGGGATTCTCCAGAACGCCCCGGAATCCGGGGAGGCGGCCAGGGTCAGGCTGATCGGCGTGAGCAAGTGCCGGTTCGGCGAGGCCGTGGCCGAAAACGAGTGGGTGAAGCTGGAATATGTGTCCGCCGCCGACGCCGGCAACGGCATGGACGCCGACGTGGCCCTGGATCTTGCCATCGGCCGGTGTATCAAGGGCGGCGGCGACGGCGAGCTGGGGGAGGTGCTTCTCTCCGGGGCGGTCCACCAGGTCAACGCGGCGAGCTAACCGCTTACCAAGAGGAGTTGAAACATGACGATCAAAGAACAAATCATCGCGGGGCCGCTGGCCGGTGTGTCCATCGCCTACAGGAACATGGACTATGTCGCCGACAAGGTGTTCCCGACCATCGACACCAACGATCCCAAGGTCAAGATTACGAAGTACATCCGCGGGGACTGGTTTCGGGACGAGGCCGGGATCCGGGCCGCCGGCGCCCGGGCGAACCGCGGGGCGCCCAAGACCACGAACGTTTCCGTTTCCACGGATGAGTACGCGTTCGCATCCGAGGTGACCGACGAGGACCGCCGGTTTTCCAAATCCCTCGGGGCGCCCGTGCTCCAGCCGGAGACGGATGCGATCGAGTTCGCGGCCGACAAAGTTGACCTTAAGAAAGAACGCCGGGTTGCATCCCTCATCACCTCCGGGACGTGGGCCGACGGGGTCTCGGGAGGCGCCGACGCGGAGGGGCTTTGGAGTCCTGGCGGGTCGACCAACACCTTTCTGACCGACATCGAGACCGGGCGCAAGGCCGTCAGGTCCTATATCGGGCGCAACCCGAACGTGCTGCTCCTGGACGACGCCACCTTCGGCGCGCTCAAGGAATGCGAAAGCGTGCTGGAAAAGATCAAATACACCCAGCGCGGCGTGTTGACCAAGGAACTCCTGGCGGCCATGCTCGACCTGGACGAGGTGCTCGTGGGCAAGGCGGTCTATTCCAGCGCAAACGAAAAGGCGGACGGCACGGACCTTACCCTGGTGGACATCTGGACGGTCAACTCGGGCAAGGGCATGGGCTTTTTGGCCTACCGCCCCCAGCGCCTCGGGATGAAGGTGCAGTGCGCCGGCCTGCAATACCGGGTCAAGTACGAAAACGGCCAGGCCAGACGGACCAGCACTTGGCGGGAACCCGCGGAGCACAAGGACCTATACGAGGTGGCGGAGGATACCGATATCGTGCAGATCGACGCCTACGCCGGCTATCTCTGGAAAGACACCTACGCGACTTAATAGGGGGTGCCCCGATATGCTGATCCGATATGACGGCCCGACGGAAACCGTGGTGGTCGGGGGCTTCGGCCCCCACGCCCGGGGAACCGTGAGGGCATACCCGGACGACGTGGGCCGGGAGCTGCTGGCAACGGCCAACAGGCAACGGTTTGTCGAGGTGGCGCCCGATCCGGATGACGAGGTGCCGAAACCGAAGCGGGCAAGGGCTCAAAAAGCCTGACCCAACGGAGTTGACCCATGAGCTACTGTTTGAAAGCCGATATCCTGGAGCAGGTCGCCACGGCGGACCTGATCGACCTTACGGACGATGCCGGGGCCGGGATCGTGGATGAAAGTGCCGTGACCCGGGCAATCGATGACGCAGACGCCGAGATCGACAGCTACCTCGGGGCGCGCTATGACCTGCCCCTGGCGTCGACACCCAACCTGGTGCGCAAGCTGTCCGTGGACATCGCCGTTTACAACCTCTACTCCCGCCGCGGCGACGCGGTACCGGAAAACCGGAAGGCCCGTTATGAGGCCGCCATTCTGCTTCTTCCGGGCCTCCGGGCTGGGGATGTGAGTCTCGGGGCATCCGCCCCGGAGGCATCCGCAGACGCCGGGCCTGCGGCAACGACCTACAAGGCGGACCGGGTGTTTACCCGCGGGAGCGGTACAGACGGGACCACCGGGACTCTGGATACTTACTGATGACCACATACGACGTTGAAGAGATCGAAGACAAAATCATCCTGGCCCTGGACACCCTGATCGACACCCTGGGCATCCGGACGGTGAAGACCTACCAGGGCGAGCTGGAGGCGGATGACATCAGTCGGATCGTGATGCTCTTCCCGGCCGTTTATATCGTCTACGGCGGATCGACCTACGCCGACCACGGCGCGCGCAAGGTGGAGACACTCACCTTCCACGTGCTGGTTTGCGATAAATCCCTGCGGGCCGAGGACGAGGCCCGGCGCGGCGGGGCCCGGAACCCGGGGACGTATGCCATGCTGGAAGGCGTCCGGGACGCGCTGTATGGGTCGCAGCTTACGCTCGACATCTATCCCATGAAACTCGTTTCCCAGGCCAGCATCTGGTTCGGGGACGGGGTGAGTGTCTACGGGGCGCAATACGAGACATCGCAGGCGCTCCTTTACCCTGCAACTGTATAGGAGGCAGCAATGCCGATCATTACCCAACGGGCGCAAGTCGCCTGCGAAATCGAGGCGGTGGAGGGCACCGCCGAAACCCTGCTCGCGGCCGACGTCTTTTTGGTGTCGAACGCGAGCTTCACCCCCGAAATCGAGATGGTAACCCGGCGGCCCCTCCGGGCGTCACTGTCCCCCTACCCCTCCATCCCGGCCCGGAGATCGGCCAAGATGAGCTTTTCGGTCGATCTCACCGGCACGGCCGCGGCAGGCTCCGCCCTGCACTTTTCGGACGCCCTCAGGGCCTGCGGCGTCGTGGAAACCCTGGTCGCCATCACCAGCGCAACCTATGCGCCGGCAACGGTTACGACCGCCATCCCGAGCGTGACCCTGGCCATGTACGTGGACGGCAAGGTTTACAAGATGTGGGGCGCCCGGGGAAACTTCAAGATGGTCCTCGAAGCGGGCAAGCCCGGCGTAATCAATTTCGAGTTCACGGGCGCGGATTTCTCGGAGGCGGATGCGAGCCTGTTTGCCGGGGTGACGCTCAACGCCATTACCCCGCCCATCTTTGTGGGCGCGGATTTCGAGATCAACGGGTACACTGCGGCGATCATCTCAAAGCTGGAGATCGACTCCGGGAACAACCTGTATCTCCGGCCGTCCATGTCGGCTGACTCTGGCTATCTGGCGGCGTCCGTCCTGGACCGGTTGAGCAAGATCACCCTGGACCCCGAAAACGTGCTGGTGGCCACGGAGGATTTTCTCGGAGAGTGGCGATCCGGCACCAAGATGGCGCTTTCCGTGGCGATTGGGTCCGTTGCCGGCAACATCTTCACCCTGACCTGTCCCGGGGTGCAGTACCAGGAGGTCAAGCTCGGCGACCGGAACGGGCTTTCCGTTTTGGAAATCTCCGCGCTCCTCTGCGAGGACGCCGGGGATGATGAGTGGGAGATCGCCGTGACGTAGGTTTTCGGACAAATTGTCCGAAAAATAGCGGCCCTGGCATAGTAAAAACGAGTAGTTAAAAAAATAAAATCGGACAAATTGTCCGAAAACAAAACGGGGAGAGACATCAAAATGGGTTTGATTTTTGACATGACCGAAGAGGCGGGGGGGTCGAAGTGGCGGGAGTACGCGGACGGGGTCCGGGTGTTGATCCGGCCCATGACCCGCAGTGATTTCCGGCGCATCCGCGCGGCCGCCGCAAAGGCAGCGGCCCGCCTCAAGACCGACCTGGACGAAGCCCTGGACCGGAAGCTGTACGAGCACATGGTGGCCGGATGGGAGGGGATCGTGGACACCGACGGGAACCCCATCCCGGCAACGCCCGAGAACGTGCACCGGGTGTGCGACCGGGTGATCGATTTGGCCACATGGATCACCGAACAATCCCAAAACATGGGGGTCGGTAGCGCAAACGATGAAGGAGAGTCCTTAAAAAACTGATCCGGTGGGCGCGGTGGCTGTGCGCCCGGCCCAAGGGGATCGCCTCGTGCGACCAGTGCCGCACGATCCGGGCGCTGGAGCCGTCGAAGGCGCCGGCGTCGTGCGAGGCATGCGGGAGGGTGGATCTCCTCCCGGAAAACATCGAGGCGTGGGATCTAATCTGCGCCTATCCCTCCATCATCGACCGCAAGGGAACGCCCCGGGTCGACTACACCGCGGCCGCATGGGTGCTGCGGGAAGAACATCTCCAGGACCGACCGGCCACCATGCGCCGGTTTGAAGCCTTTGCAACGGGGTTGAATGCCTGAACTCAAAATAGACATCCGGGTGGACAGTGCCGACGGCGAGAAGAAGCTGAAGGAGCTGGGCAACACCATGAACAAGGCCGGACAGGACGGCCGCAAGGGCTTGGACGAGGCCTCCGGCGGCCTGGACGGCATGAAGAAGCGCCTCGACGCGTCAACAGTCGCGGCCGGCGCGTTCAAGGGCATGCTCGGCGCG